CTGAGTCCATGTGGAAACCTCTACTTAAGTAATTCCACGCTTGACCTGCGATAGGTAATGCTGAACTAACCCAGTTTGGTGGGTTTTGTTTACCTTTATAAGATAAAAATGCTTCATCAATACCAAATTGACTTGAGAATCCTAAGTAAGTTCTTCTAACAATATCACCTGCTGATTCAGTTGCATTTGCAGTTGTTCCAAATGGGGGGTTAAAAACAACCTCACCTGGATAATAATATTTAGTTTTGAATTTAGGTACTGGTGAAATATTTTCAGTTGATTCGTATTCTCTCTGAGTATAACCGTAGAATCCACAAGGAATTGCGTCTATAGGATATTCTTCCGCTAATTCAATCATAACGAATTTTGAAATTAATGCGTATTCCCCATTTGCACTACCAATTTTTTTCGCTACGAAATTGTTAGAACCTGCGTCCATATTACAATTAGTGAATTTCTCAATAACAACAGGATTTGCATCAGTATCAAAGAAGTTTCTAACAAGTACATCAAATGTCATGTTATTAAACGATAAGTTAGCTATTGAAATTTTTACCTCAACATTCGCTGCGTCTCCATCAGAGATTGAGATAAATTTAAATAATTTATAAACTTGATTACCTCTTAACTCAGAAACCAAAAATGGTGTTTCAGGTGATTGGTATTTTTCAACTTTATACGCGATTGATTGTGTGTTTTCACTTCTTGCATCTTCAAGAGCAACTAATTGAGGATTAATACCTTTAATATATCCTTGGTTATAAGCATAACTCAAAGAACTTGGATATAACTCTTCAACAAAGATTGGTACTTCATATCTTGATTTACCAAAATTATCTGTGCCTAAAACTTTAGTAATAAATTTAGATGATGCCGCTGATAATGAAGTTTCAAAAGAAAACGTATTACTATCATTAGTTATACCTGAAAGTAAAAACCCTTCATATGGTGAATTAGTGATTCCTGAATATTGTCCAGTACTAATTAAAGTAACATCAGTAAGTCCTGTCACTTCATATACAGGTCCATGTTGGTCAAGGTCTGCATTGTTAGAATATAATGAAATACCTCTTGAACGCAAAGTTCCAACAACCATATTATTATATTCACTATAAGCAGTTCCTGAAAAATTATATGACTCTCCTGTAATAGTTCCTGTATAAGTGATACCACCATCACTAGTACTTAATGATGATACATCATAATAAAATGAATAACCAGCATAATCGTTATTTACATTTGCATCATTAGTAAACGCTGCGTAATACCATGGGTCATTTGAGTCTGAACTTAAATCGTTAGTATCTAAATTATTTGTGTCTGAACCAAAAACATTTAATTGATTTGAATATTGACTAACAAGACTCCAATATTGGTCTGAAGGAATTGCACCATACATAGCAACGGTTGTTGCGGAATAAGAATTATTATCAATAATAAAACTTAAATTACTATTGAAATCTTCACCATATGTTGAAGTACTACCATCAGATAATCTGTAAAGAGTATTATAGTTATTACTTACTTGAGTTGGTAATGCTCCCCCAATAAATTGAATTGTACTTCCTGAAGAATATCCTGTGAATGTTGCCGAAAAAGCGGTTCCTCCTGTTGGTGAAATTATACCAATCGTTAACGGGTCAACATTGGCAGTAACTCTAATACTCCAAGATGGACCAGCGTCATATCCTGATAATCCTAATATTCTTGTTACAAACAATTGGTTAGATTGTTGTAAGTATGATTTGGCGATATACGCCGCTTCATATTTTGGTATTTGTGTGTTTACAAATTTTACAGGTTCAGTTCCTCCAAAATATGCTTGGAACTCGTCGTAGTTAGTTATAAATACAGGTTCGAATGCAGGTCCTTTTATTGTTTCCCCTACTAAACCTAAGGTAGTAACACCTACACTTTGTGCTACGAACGATAAGTCCGTTTCTGATGTGTAAACTCCAGGTGATACAAAAACTTTTTGATTTGCTTGTGCTGTTGCCATTATTTAATTAATTCTATTGCAGATTTATTTTATTGATAAATATTAGATACTAACACAAAAAACTTGACTTTTGAATATGTATTAGTAAACAGTAGGAATAAATTCTACCTTTTTTCTCACCACAAAAACTATGAAAGAAATCAAGAACATTAAAATAGACCCTAAAGTCCACGAAATACTAAAAAAGTATTGTGATAAACGAGGGTTTAAGATTTATAAATTTTTAGAAAATTTAATCGTTGAGACCTGTAAAGAGAAAAAAGATATCTACGGGGAAGATTAAACTAAGATATTATCAAACTTAATGTTTGATTCTAATAAGTTATTTTGTTTCACTACGGTGATTGATAATATATCGTTAGTAGTTATTTGAATTTTTTGTACATCAGTCCCATAATAGTCTCCATTAATATAAACATCATAAGAATTTACATTAGTTGAATTTGCCCAAGTTAAATTTGCAGTGTAAGCAACAACATCACTTAAAGTATCATTACCTACCATATAATAAAAATTAGATAAAAATTCATCAGGGTTTTCAGGAGATTTTTTTCTTCTCTTACCAAACGATGAAGTTTCAAGTTCTGTTAATAAAGCAACTCTCGCAATTGCCGGTTTAACTTCAAATTCATCTTCGTCAATTAAATAACCTAACATAGTAAAATCATAATTTTGAACATAATATTTTCTTGATTCAATACTCATTTGAGATTCATCAGAAATATTATTTAGTATGATTGGAACATATTGACCTTTTATAAATGTATAAGCCTGTCTTGATGAAAACTTTTGCATTATAACTTTGTTGAGTTCGTTTAACTCTCTCATTCGGTTACAAATAATTTTCACACTATAATTAATATCAACAGGAACAGGTTGTGGTATTGTGTAAATGTCCATACCTTGTTCATTACCATTCCAAGTTGGTACTGAGGCGTAATAGAATTGTTTTCTATTTGGGATTGTATATTGAAGTGCGGGATTAGTTCCAAATTTTACTTCAGGACTTCTAACTACGGTAATGAAAGGTGGTGAAGGGTTATAATCTAAATCAACAAATAATGCTGTCTCAACATATTGACTCCAATTCTGAGTTGTAATAATGATATCCACCATTGGTACAATTTTTCCTGCTGTGATAACTTGTAAATCATCTTTAACAAAATCTAACATTCCTCTATCTAAATCTGCATGTAAAACTGACTTAGGTAAATAAGTTCCATCTTCATTAATATATTCTAACAATTGTTCTCTACGAGCAGACAATGTCTTTTTAGGGACTAATGGTAGTGTTGGTATAACTTTTTTTGGTAATGGTATATTATTTTTTAACTACAAATAGTTTATTTTTTGAATTTATCATGTCAACTTCTTTTGCTTGATATACAGGTTCTTCAGTATTTTTATACACAAATGTGTTAAACTTGTATGGGTCATAGGTGACAATCATATCTGATGGTGGATTTGGAATATCATCACATGGATACTCACAATAATCAAGTAATGTACCAATAACAAATGCATGAACATTTTTACTTTTTTCTTTTCTAACCCTATCCTTACCACCAGGTCTAACTCTAAATTCAACATCCCCTAACTTAACATAGTCTGAATGTAATATTATCTTACTATCGTATGTAACTGAAAAAGTATGTTTGTGTAAATTATAATACACCATAACTTTTTTACCTATAAAGATGGAATCAAATTGAGATTCGGTTACTAATATTTTCATATTTCATCTACCTTAACAAGGTTTTTTATCCTAAACCCAAATTTATTACTACACCAATTTAATAGAATTTTTTCCGTCTCGTCATAATCTAAACCAAACATATTTGTAATAAAACTCCAAACTTCATTAACAACATATAATCGTTTTGTTCTTAAATTATACATGAATTTAAACCTTCCATTTTTAGATAAATAAATTTCCCTAAATTCAGTACGATGATATCTTTCTAAATCACTATAGTTTTCATTTAACCAATTTTCAATAATCGAATTTAACCTATTTTCAGTTATTATGTATTTCATTATATCCCTCTAAATTCGTTTTCACTTACGTAAGTGGCCATAATACTTCTATAAAATGGTTTATAACCACCATAAGTATGTTTATTGTCTGACTTAACATATCCATCATCACTCACCACATAATATCTAATTCTATCTTCAGTTTCATTATATCCAATATAATCCCCTAGGAATATTTCAACACCTAACTCATCTAAAGTTTTTTGATAAATAGAAAACTTCATATTACCAGGTTCTTGTTGTTCCACTTTAGAATTACCTAAAAATTTATGGGCAGGGGCCATTACCTGAACCAAACCTTTTAACTCAATAGGTACCATAAATTGTATTCCATCTTCGGTTACCTCACCGTAGACATCGTCAGTTTTTGTCTTATATTTATCAACACGATAAAGAACTACTGTGAAGTTCATATCACCCAATAACCATTCTTCACCCATACCTATGTCTAGGGTGTAATCTTCTCCTCCGAAGAATTTACCTAATCTTGTTATTGGAACTAATTTCTGCATATTAATGTTGTTTTAATCTATTATGATATGATTCAGATTCAATAGACGATGAACTAATAACAACATTAACATTAAAATAATTTTTAATGGTATTTTTAATTTCACGATTCCATTGGTCTCTATAAACATCAGTTTTTTTCATGTTGTCTCTTCTTAAAAATTCACTTCCATCAGGGACAATATATGTGACCCTCATGTAGTATTCATCCTCATAAGTTTCCATTGGTTCTAAATTAAAACCCATATCAGATACACCATTAGGTTTAATGACATTCATCATTTTACCTATCAACTTTTCTAATTGTTTTTGATTCATACTCATATATTGATAAATACATTATAATTACTTATATTTAAGGTAATCTTTTATGAAAATACCAACACCACATAAAATTTACATCGCTCATAGCACAATACATGGGTTAGGAGTATTCGCAAATGAAATAATTTACGAAGGAGAAATCATTGAAATATGTCCTGTAATTGATATGGGGTTGAATAAAGAAGTTAGTCACATATTAATTGATTACCGATATAATTGGCCTCAAGGAAATGATTGGACATCACAAGTTATACCTACAGGTTATGGAATGTTGTATAATCATAGTGATAACCCAAATTCAAGTTGGAGGTCAAATTTGGAAAACAACACTTTTGAATTTTACGCAATAAAAGAAATAAATCCTAACGAAGAAATTTTCACATATTATGGTGATATGAGTTATTGGAGCGACGGTAGGACACATACTAATGTTACTTAAATGAGTGAAGCAAGTTTAGAGTCTAAGGCGATGACCTTATTGGAGACTTACGAAGGGGGAAATAATTATCTTATTGAACTTAAAAGAAAATCTCAAATAAATAGAAGATTTTATCCAACAAGAAGTCAGGCAGAATACATAATTAATAACCATGACAAACAACCAAAGGTTGCAAAAAAATGGGTAATACTTGATGCCTATTTTGCACAAAAATTGGCGGATGATAAACTTATGACTGAAATACCTGAAAGGGTGTGGGTTGAAAAGTTATTGGCAGACAAAGAAAAAGCGTTTCACATTTGGGGTAGAATAACAGAGACACAAGAATTTCATGATTTTTGGTTACCAAAAGCGGCAATCATTAAAGATAATACGGTAAAAAATGTTGTTATAAATTACGACAAATATTCTCACCGTCCACCACTTGACCATCAAAAAGAATCAATCCAAAAATTAGTAGAAAACAAAAAGTTTATTCTTGCCGATGATATGGGATTGGGTAAAACAACCTCAACAATCATTGCCGCATTAGAATCAGGTTCTAAAAAAGTTTTAATTATTTGTCCCGCAACTTTAAAGATTAACTGGAAAAGAGAGATAGAAAATTATTCAGATAAATCTATCTACATCTCAGAAGGTAAAAATTTTAATGGTGATGCGGATTTTGTCATTATTAATTACGATATTATTAAAAACTTTCACACCACAAAAAAGAAAGAAAACTCCCAAATTCTTGATTCTAATTTTGATTTAGTAATTGTTGATGAAGCCCACTACATTAAAAACGCCACCGCCCAAAGAACAAAATTAATCAATGACCTTGTTAAAAAAGTAGACCGACTTTGGTTATTAACAGGTACCCCAATGACATCAAGACCAATGGATTATTTTAATCTATTAAGTTTAGTTGATTCCCCCGTTGCAAAGAATTGGATGGCATACGCTATTAGATATTGTCAAGGTTATCAATTTAATGCTGGCGGTAGAAAAATATGGAATGTAACAGGAGCATCCAATCTTGAAGAATTAAGAGACCGAACTGCGGGTCTTACATTAAGACGACTCAAAGAAAATGTCCTTAACCTTCCCGACAAAATTATCACACCTGTATATCTTAGGTTAAAATCTAAAATGTATGAAGCAATTATGGGTGAGTATTATGATTGGTATGATAAAAACCCCGAAGAGTCAAAATCACTTACGGTTCAATTTACTAAATTAACAAAAATACGACAAGTTATTGCTGATGAAAAAATCACCCAAACAATAGAACTTGCCGAGAACATTATTGAACAAGGTAAAAAAGTTATTATCTTCTGTAATTTTACTGATTCATTAGAAAAAATAACAGAACATTTTGGAAAAATGGCTGTTAAACTTAATGGGACAATGTCTAAAACAGAAAAACAATATAGTGTTGACCAATTCCAAGAGAATGATAAAATAAAAGTATTTGTGGGTAATATTAAAGCTGCTGGTGTTGGTATTACATTAACCGCCGCCGAAGCGGTAATCTTTAATGATTTATCGTTTCTTCCTTCAGACCACGCTCAAGCTGAAGATAGAAGTTATAGATACGGTCAAAAAAATAATGTATTAGTTTATTACCCAATATTTGAAAATACAATTGAAGGAATTATCTATGACATACTCAATAACAAGAAACAAGTCATTGCAACTGTGATGGGTGATAATCAAAATACCGCAGATGCTGCCGAAGAAATTTTGAAACGAATTAACCAAATGCGTAATTAAATAAAAACTGGATTATTTATATGTAATGAATAATCTAATTATATGAAAAAAATAGAAGAGAAAATTCAACAACTCGAAACACAAATACTTGAAAACCACATCACCAAAGAAAAAGAGTTATTGATTACCGAAATGAAAAAAATAGGAATAGAAAAATTACCATACTCCTATTCAGCCCTCAAACAGTTTATTGACCCCGAAACAATGAACTTCCACTACAACAAACATTACAAAGGGTATGTAGATAAACTAAACGATGCTTTATCCAAGAAAAAATACGGGGACTTAGAGTTAGAACAAATTATTAAAACAATAGGTCGTTTTGATAAAACAATTAGAAATAATGCCGGTGGAGCCTTTAACCACGCATTATTTTGGAACATGTTAACCCCGACCCCTAAGAAATTAGAAGGGGAACTTTTAAAAAAAATAACAAAACAATTTGGAAGTTTTATCTCTTTCAAAAAACAATTTGATACTGTTGCTAAAGATAGATTCGGTTCAGGTTGGGTATGGTTAGTACTCACAGCTAAAAACACATTAAAGATTATGTCAACTCCAAATCAAGATAATCCTTTAATGAATGTTATTGAAGGTGGTGGATTTCCACTTTTAGGGTTAGACCTATGGGAACACGCTTATTATCTAAAGTATAGAAACAAAAGAGATGAATATATTGTAAACTTTTGGAAAGTTGTAAATTGGGATTTTGTTTCTAAATTATATGAAATGAAAACAGAAACAAAACTAATGGAATCTGTTAAACTTGAGAAATTAATAACCGAATCTAAAGAGGCAAAATTCTGTGATGCCAAAGAAGTTCAATTCTACAGAGAACTTATCAACAATACAAAAATTAAGAAAATTTATCAAGACGGAGTAACTGACTCACTAAAACAAGTATTCCATCAATTTTGGGTTGAGAGTACTGATAAAGAAATGTCAGGGTTTTACGGATTAGAGTCTAAAGAAGGAAGGTCAATCCTTAATAATTTAAACACAAACTTCAACACATTTTGTTTGTTAACCCGAGCAATCAATATTCAAATTGAGAAATTAGGTAAACCCGAAAAGAAATTTGATTTTTCTAAAAAAGAAAACAGAACAATTACAGAAATTAACCGATTGGTTAAAGCGTTAAATCATTTTAAAACAAAAATATTCACAAAAAATAACGAAGAATTTATTAATATCATCAAAGTATTAAAAAAACTATGGGATAGAGGACAAAAGTCTGAAGATGAGGTATTAGATAAATTCCAAAAATATTTTGGAGATTCTGCAAAACTTGAAAAACTTGGGGGTCATGGTCAAAAAATAGACGCATTTAAAGGGGAAGATTTGGCAATCACTTTAAATGGTAAAAGATATAGAACACAAGTTAAACCATATTCCTCAATCACAAAAGAAAACAACACAATTACGGTTAAAGATACTGGTAATGTTCAACCATATAGTGTAGATTGGATGATATTTATTAATACAAAAACAAATAAAATTTTGATTTTTGATAATAAACCAATAAAAAACCATAACCAATATGTGTTTAATGATTCATCATTAATTCACGAAATAGAATAACTAATATATTTATTGACACAAGAATTAAACATCAGTTAGGTGCACCACTAAGAAGTGTTGAACTTGAAGATGAGATGATGGATTCATTAATGGAGTTAGCCCTTGGGGATTACGAAGAGTATATTCTTCAATGGTTAATTGATTCACAATGGGTTAATCTTGTGAATTTAAACATGAACGAAAGGTCAGTTGCAAGAGCCTTAGTCACAAGAACTATGGATTTTGAACAACAGTTCAGTTATGCTTATTCTAAAATTGTTGGTCTTCAAACTGAAGGTCCTTGGGTTTTAAAGAAAGATTATTTTGTTCTTGAAAAGAATGTTCAAACATACGAAATTCCCGCAGGTAGAGAGGTTAACGAATTACTATGGTTTAGTGACCAACCTTGGACCGCCTTTGGAATAGGTGGTATGGGTGGTGGTTTTGGTGGTATCGGTTTAGGTGCCGACCAAGCAGGATTTGCTCAAATGGGTAATCAAGGTTCTTATTTTATGATGTCAGGTTTTGATTATTTAATTAGAATGCAAGAAGCAAATATTCTTAATAGAATATTAGGTGGTTCAATGACATATAGAATAACAGGATTACCTGATGGTAAAAAGTTAATTCACTTAATGAATACCCCTGGTGGTAAATTTAATTGGTCAAGTTATAGTCAATACGTGGGTAAAGCCGTATGGTATTGGTACTATGATGTTGAACCTGATAGTAGAGCCGATTGTTTAAAAAATAATCCTGATATTATTAAATTACCAACAGATGTACCTATTGAAGAATTATCTTGGGAAGACTTAAATGTCCCTGGTCAACAATGGGTGAGAAGATGGTTTACAGCATATTGTAAAGAAACTTTGGCGAGAGTTAGAGGTAAATATAGTGGGAACTTAAAGACACCTGATTCTGAAATTGTAATGGATTACCAAAGTTTACTAACCGAGGCCAAAGATGAAAAATCTAAATTAATAGAAGAATTAACAGGGGCTGAAGGATGGTTAACAAGAATGAGACCCGATAAAGTAATGGAAAGAGAAGCGTTAATAGCAGAAAACTTAAACAAACAAATGAAGTTTAGAGCAATGCCTCGTCAAATATATGTAATTTAAATTTATGGCAATTATAAAAACAATACCCTCAAGAAAAATCATTAATGGTTTAGTTATAGACACATCAGAAATCTCAATAGTTTCTGAAACAAATTACCAAACCAATGGTGAATCTTGTATAGTTGTTAGGGGAGTTTCCGACTCAACAGTTATTTTAGACTCAAAAACAACAGACCATGTTGTAGTAAAATCAATGACAAGACTTACAATCATACCTGACACCGGTAAAATTGATGAGGACTATGATGAAGTAGTCGCAGAAAGATATGCTTGTATTGAATTTAGGTTTGTTGGTGGTAATTGGTATATTTTAAGTTCAGACGGTTTGAAGCAATCCTAATTTTTCTTCCCAATTTTCTTCTGCCATTTCATACATATAATCAGAATTAAGACCTCTTTTTTCCCAATAAGATAATTCACCATCTGATAATGTCATAACTTCTTCCAAACTATCTTGGTCCCCATTACCTAATGGATAACCATTGATTAATTCACATTGTGCCGTTGTAAAAATACCTCTTTCCTCAGGGGTATTAACAATTAACCCATTTCTAACTTCATCTTTAAAAACAACCATTAAAGGTTGAAGTTTTTTATTGAATGTTGCAACTGCTCGTGGTACATTATAGTCGCCTGTCAAATCAGGATTATTATCTAAAATGTCTTTATCTAACATATAACAATTAATCATTACACCATCACTGATTGATTTTGATTTTGGGTCATTAAACAAGTTAAAAGCGTTTGCATCTTTGATTTGTTTTACCGTCATCTTTTGCACATCTCCTTGTGATGATTTGGTTCCATTATTAACATACATAATAACATCACCTAAACTTACATTTAGACTATTTTGTAATGCCAATTCCATATGAGCCATTCTACTCATACTATTACCTGCTTTAGTTTTTGTTGTTAACCTTTTTTTATAATCATCAAGACTTAACTTAACTCTAGCTCTTTGTGCAATTTTAGACAATGGAATTTTTTTATCATAAATGGTTTGAAGATACTCGTAGTAATATTCAACAAATGCTTTACCATCACCTTCCAATAACATTTTAATACCTTTATCCAAAAACGCCTCAATGTACAATGGTAATTTTTTAGATTTAATACTATTACCTGTTAATTTAATCTTACCCTTGGCATCCATAACCGCATAGTTTTTACGAGCCAAATTAATGGTTGACGGCCAAACACCATCAGTATCAAGAGCCATCTCACCTCTCATAAAAATATCATTATACTCCGCAACATCAGCTTCGGGTCCATAATACTCTTTACCCTCTTCAACTTTCCAATTCAATCCACGACCAACATAAACTCGGTCTTTTGCATCATCAGGTGTTGAAAAGTTAACACCGTCTGTATCCATAACCAATGGTACATATCCTTTGGTCATAAAGAATTTAATCATCTGACGAAGATATTGTCTACCCGTACAAGTAATCTGTTCTCCCATGTACATATCACCCCAAGCATAAACCTGAGGGGCAGACAAGGCACCAAACATAGAGTTAATAAAAATCTTAATTGGTAATTGTTTATTACCATACGATTCAGATTTATTACGGTCAATGTTATAATATTCTTCAGCAAGTTGTTTGTACTTAATACGAGTATTACGGAAATAACTTAACATCCCTTTCATAGCTCCCGTCACATCACAATCAGGAAATACATCATGTACCAACTGAATAGAAGGATATAGGGACGAGAAATCCAGTTTAAGTACATTCTTACTATAACCAACCTTAAGTAGTCTAGAAAGACCTCCTACGAAGTCAGTCTTTGATTCTTTGGCAGGGATTGCAAGTCCATGTTTGTAAGACCATGCTAACATTAACATTTTCCACAATGTTGCGGTACCCATTGTTGAAACCCTTTCATATGTTGTTGGAATCATTGCAGCCAACAAGAATGAACCTTGGTTGAACTCTTGGTCAACTTTAAGGGTTTCATCTAAGTCATCGTCAAGATACATCTCAACTAACTTATCTCCTGTTATTTTATTGTAGATATCACTTCGTTTCTCACAAACCGCATCAATTTTAGAATCAATACCAACTTTTTTATACTTACCATTTTGAATGTTTAACCAAAAGTCTTCTTTCTTTGTATAGAATGGACCAATATTTAAATGGTCAATATACACACGGTCAGGTGCTTCCGCATTAATGTATTGGGTAATGTATTTCAAACCAGCAGCTTTGATACTTGAGTTAATTGCTTGCGCTCTACGAACAGCATGAATTATATCAATAACATTGTAACCCCAAATAGAAGTTTGAGTATAAGACTCAACCTCATTGGCGAGTTTTAACATACTATCTTTTCTTGTAAATGAATGGTCGGGATGCAATGATTTACAAATTTTCTTTGGGTCAATATTTAAAATCTTACATCTTTCAAATATCCAATGCCAGTCAAAGTTTGCAGAATTATAACCACCAATAATACTTGGTTTAAGTTCGTTAATTACTTTGAAAAATTCAATGATGGCATTTCTCTCTTCAGATTCATCCACACATTCAATAACTCTATGGTAACCTTTATTGGTTTTAATTCCAATCATGAAGATACGACCATCTTGAGGTTCAAGAGCAGTCGTCTCCAAGTCATATACCATTCGGGTAACTTCTTCGTAATTCTCAAATCCTTTGAATAATCTTTTTTCTTTGGATATTAAATATTGTTCTACAGGAGGTAGAATTATTACTTTGTCTTTGGTTTTATCTCCCCATGGGTCACATCCGCCTTCTCTAAAGAATTGGATAAGTTCTCTATAACCTTTAAGTGATTTAACCATGAAAGTCATACCCTTTTGTAATCTTTCATTACCGTGGGTTTCTAATTTTTCAATCATAATACCATGTTTGGTCATGGCTTCTTTTTGAGCTGCTTTGGAACCTTTGTAAAAATTAATTTGACGTAAGTCACCTACCCAAGCAAATGGGGTAAATGTATCTTTACGGATTTCTTTTCCTTTACCAGGAATCTCTTTAATTTTGTAGATGCAGTTCTCACGATAGTCGTACTCAATGGCAACTATAAATTCTTCTGGGTCGTTTCCATGTAGGAACGACTCAATGTATTGGTCTGTAAACATATTTTGTGTAGGAGTGGTTTATTGGCAATCACGTCATTGTGAAGTTCACCTTACTCATTGTATACAAATATAGAAAATTAAAATGGTTAGTCAAATTCTATTAACTAAAAAACCCAACACTTTTATGTTGGGTCATTCATTAATATTTGTTGATGTTGTGTTTTGGTTTTCTATTGTAAGTTTTTTTACTTTTTTGAATTGATGGTCTTGAAGCTGCCCATATTTCTTGCATTGTGAAAGTTACTGTTGTCATGATTTCTGTGGGTGTTAGGGGTTGTTGTTATTGAGTACAAAGATAGTAAACTATTTTAAACCTACAACATAAATCTTGGACTATTTTTAGTTTTTCCAAAAGTTTTTAGGTAATCACCATATTCTGAAAATACGGAAGTAACTATTGTATAGTTTATTAAGTCTTCCGTGAATAACAAAAATTCAATAAAATTCATATATTGAGGTAAATTTAATTCATCACCAACTTCTTTTATAAAAACCACTGAATTTTTGGGATTATTTAAATTTGACATCCTTTTTTTAATAATATAAAAATCATTAATAAATACATTTTTAATTAACCTGTTTGGAACGCCAACTCTATCATAAAATTTAGGATTGTTTAAAAAATTATCCTCATATATTTCAACAATATCTTCAAGAGATTTACTTCCTTGTCTATCTTTCCACTGATGTTTACTGGCATTAAGTGTTATCAAATAACCATCAGTTACAAATTTAGTAACAGGAATAGTAGTACCTACTTCCTCTAAAATTATCTTTGTTAATAAATTAGTTAGTTTCATAAGTTAACAACAAGCAGTTTCTGAAATAAAACTATCTTGGATATTAATATAAAGTTCTTCTCTAATCGGAAGAATTAAATTTCCTTCGTCGTTTTTAATTAAAAATTGTCCTTGATATCGACCCGGTGTATTTGTATCTCTTTCTGTAAATTTAAAATAGATATAATATTCGGGGTCAGAACCTTCAGGTAAAATTAAATTAACTATTTCAGCAGGAGCGGAGACAATTTTAGGAATACCTGTCTCCTCTTCAATCATAGTAAAAAAAATAGTAGAGACCTCCAAGTCTTGCATTAGTTGCATGTAACCGGCCCTACCATCTTTAACTACCTGCATTTTTAACACAGGTA